GTTATCCCACTCGGCTTCACCTTGAGTGGTGAACTCATAGGAGCCATCAATTCCATAGATGCTCGTAGCAATAACAATTGTCTTTGATGCACCAAGGGGCTTAAATTGTCCGTAAGATTCCACAATCTGCGAATTCAAAGGTTGTTGAACTCTAAGTGAACGCACCGCAATTGTTGGATTTTGAATAGCAGTAAAAGACCAAATCTTAGGATTTGTAATCTGAATTGGCTCTGTTGATACATAGCCTGATGAGAGAATAGCCATTAGATTTCAGCCCTCGCCTTCGCACGATAAATTACGGTTGTATCAAGAGGAACTTCATAATCATCCAAGGTAGCAATTTGTGATGCCGATGCCGTTACTGGACTGTTTCGAACTGTTTCGAATGTTGTTCCAGCATTTTCTGAGCGCTCAACAACAAATGAGAATGTAGTAAACCCGCCGCGTGTCCAGACTGGATTATCACCCGCGTGGAAAGCAATCTTGTCTACGAAATGAGTCTCGCCCGAACCAGCACTTGCAATCTTTACGATTACTTGAGCATGGGTCGCTGTTGCTGGCGCTGTACCAGAAACATTGCACTCATTCCATGCACTAGATGAATCGTTCTCTGCTGTTCCAAAAACTGTAGAGATTGCGGTTCCACTTGTATTGAGCCAGATGATTCCAACAGAGCAAGCGCGAGCGGTGGTTCCAGCCCTGAACTCAGCGGTAGCCGAGAACTTATTGTTAGCCGTTACTGCGAACTTAGTAGCCGTGGTAGTTGATGCCGTCATATCTCCAGCCGAACCCGAGAGAACTGCGAGGGAAGCAGCCCCGCTTGAATACTGGTCTGTACTGCGAGAGATAGAGCAATTCGTGACAGCCGCCCACCCAGTTGTATTTGTTTCAATGGATGCTTGATTAGCAGAAAGAGCGTTTGTGCGACCAAAAATTGTTACTGTAACTGCCCCCGAATTTGAATCATAGAAAGCCGATACGGTTGGAGTTGCTGGAGAATCAATGGCAAGAGCAAATTGTGAAAATGCCCAGGCACTAAAGTAATTCACGCCATTGATAAGAGAAGCAACTCGAACATAGGCTCGGTAGGTAGTGCTGTTGGCAAGGTCACCTTCAAGAGTTTGACCGTTATTTGTGGATGTGATGATTCCAGTACCAATAATCGGTGTGGATGTATCTGGACTAAAAGTTGCTCCACCATAAGTAGCCGCATCAAAGATTTTAATTTCATAGGCAGACTGAGGGCTACCGTCAGAAAATACTGGAGTCCATGTGACTGAAGGGAATGATGTATCGGTAACTGTTCCAGTCGGCGCTGTTACGGTGACTGTAGGGCGTGGAGCAGTCTCTACATCAATGTAAAGCGCGTAAAGAGTTGTTCGGTTGGTTGGGTCTGGTGGCAGAACTGCTGAGCCTGTAGCGCCATCCGTGAACTTCACTACGAGATTATCAAGAAGTGTTTGTGTCCAAGTAGCACCATTTGGGGCGCTTGTTAATTTGATACCTAAGTCGAAAGTTGTCGCTGTAACTATGCCCTGCTTTGAGACTGGGATGCCATAAGTAACGGTGCGACCATTACGGTCTGTAATGACACCGATGCTGAACTGAGCAAGTGAATCTGCCGCTACAGCCGAAATACGAGCGCGAAGATTGATTGAGGTAATGGTTTCATCGGCTGACAAAGTGGTGGTTCCGAACTCGGTCTCATAGGAGGCGGGTACAGTTGTGCTGGTGCGAAGCAAAAATGTGGTATCTGTATCGTCTGCCAGAACCGCAAAGTCAGAGCCGCCTGTGCCAGTAAAAAGGGTATCGCCATTCCAGTTGGCATTAGGGCGAAGTGTGTACGAAGCCATTATTTAGCCGCCAATTCCTTAGCCAAGATTGCAAATGTCTGCTCAATCTTATCGGTAATCATCTTGATTTCTTCTTCAGTATTTGCCGCACCGCGAGTATTGACGACAACTTGGAAAGCGCCTTGCTGAATGAACTGATTGGTGCCTGATGTGCGTGTAGCAAGTTCAGCCTCGGTTAGACGGTTGAGTTGAGCCTGGGCATTACCAATCAATCCACCAAAAGCCGCATCCGCACCGTACTGACCAATTGCTGCACCAGAGAATGAGATAGCCTTTTGTAGCGAGTTAATCTGTTGGATAGCCTCTGCACCGCCACCAAGAATTGATGCCGCAAGTTGAGCGCCCTTGACTGGTCCAGATTCAATAATGTCTTTAAGAGCGCCTGAATCCAAGCCCATCGCCTGAAGCGTGGCAATCTGCTGAGCGAACTGATTGCTCTTATCAAGGCGCTGGCGCATATTCTCAATAAGAGATTTAGCCTTTGGAACAAATCCATCTGGCAACTCAATGCTCTTTAGACCAGCAAATCCTAGGATTGTGTCTTTAAGGCTATCAGCAAAATCAGCCGATGCGTTACGAAGGTCATCCAGGACATTTTTAATTGAGTCAATACCTGCTTGCATTGCTTCACGGATAGCCTTCATACGGTCAGCCGCTTTGAGTGCATCTTCAACCGCCGAGGTGTCATCTGCTATGTCGGAGGCTTCGTTGTATTTTTTCTTTTCTTCTTCCAAGATATTGCCAAAACCTAAACCTTCTTTTAGGCTATCTTTAATCTTATTGATAAAGTTACTAATTCCATTTCCTACCGCGGCTGAAAAATCTGTATTGTCTGCGAACTCCATCATGGATGCAGAAAGACCGATAAGGAACTGACCTGCCTGTTCTGATTTGGCTGCAATACCATCAATAAATGAGCCGACTGTTCTTGCAAAATCAAAGTCTTTTACATCTTGAATCGCATCAATCATGGTGTCAATTGCTGAAGAAGCCATTTTTGCGCCAGAAACCATAACTTCAAGAATCTTTGCGCCGTTATCCTTGCCGCCAAATTGTTCTACTTTAACGGCAAAATCGGTCAAAACTTTTTCTGTTGCCCTTAATCCTTTTTCTACACCAGCGCCAATACCACCAATTTTATTTACAGCAGTTTCTACTCCAGTTACAATTCCATCAAAGGCTTTTTTACCAAATCCAACTAAGGTTCCAGCAAAACCTGTAACTAATGTTCTACCAGCATCTAAACCGCTACGAATACTGGCGGCAATTTCAGGACCAATTTTAGGCAATTTTTCAATAAGGTCGGCAAGTTTTCTAATAAATACTGTCATCTTGTCATAAACAAATCCAAGGAACTCGCCAATGTTAGAGGCAATGTTTTCTAAAACATTAAAAATTCCACCAGCAACATTACTTATTACATTTAAGATTGCTAAAAATGCTTTTCTGCCTCCCATAAATAGGTCGTTGAAGGCTCCTACAAGGTCAGCAATTGTTCCCACAATAAATGCAAGAACTCTAATTATTCCTTCAACAACCAAAGAAATAATTTTGATAATTCCGTTAAAGATAGTTTTAACAACATCGTATAAAGTTCCTTGGCTCTCCATAAGGTTAATAAAGGCGTTGATAATAGATTGAATAACAACAAGTTGGAATTGATAATAAGTTAAGACTACATCCATAATGAACTCAAATACCTTGGCTACAACTTCTGCTACGAAACCAAGAACTTTGATGTAAGAAGATAAACCAAGTAGAACATTTCCAATAGCCTTTACGATAAAGGCAAAAACTTTTACTGTAATTTTCATTACGAAGTTAAACACCTTACCCACGACCCTAGCAAAATCTTCATTTGTAGCCATGAGATAACCGAAGGCGGCAAGAAGGGCAACAATAAGACCGATATAAACCCCAATTGGGTTCATAGCCATAATCATATTAAGTTTTCCTTGTTGGATTGCTAAGAATCCAGTAACGGTTGCTTGAGCAGTCATCAGCGCTGTCTGAATTTTCGTATAGGCATTTAATATGAAAACTTGGGCTAAGTAAGCGCCAACTCCAATAGCCAAAATACCGAAAACTACGGCAACTGTTTTGAAAACGCCAGCGTATGTTTTTACAAAATTTATACTTGTGCGGACTATTGTTGCGAGAGCGTTAATAGCCTTGGCTAGAACGGCAACTGCTACTACCGAGAGAGCGCTCATGGCTTTTGCAATAGCAGTAAATACTGGAAGTAATGGTTTGAAGGCATTAACGAGATTTATCATTGCGGTTCTTACCTGTGTAGAGGTAGCCGCAAGTACAACTAAAGCAACTGGCAAAGGAGACAATTTAGCCAATATCTGACCGAAAATTGGTATAGCGCTAAACAACTGTTTTCCAGCCATTACAGCAAATGCTGAACCAACTGAAGCAAGAACAGGAAGTAACATTTCAAATTTTTCAGCCATAGAAACTATGGTTGTTTGAGAACTTTTTAATACTCCATCTAATTGCTCAACTGGTGCCTTAGCCTCAGTAAACTTCTTTATCATGTCGCTTATGTAGGTTAAAAAGGCTGTGATTGGAGCGGTAAGTTTTACAATTACCATTTCCAATGCTTTCATTACATTCTTGAAAGTTTCACTACTCGTAAGTGCTTTAGATATGTTTTTGTAAACATCATACAAAGCCTTAATCATTGGACCTAAGCCTTTTAGAAGAAGTCCACCAATTGCTACATGGATTTCATTAGTTATACGCTTAAAGGAACGGAGGACTTTTCCTGGGCTATCCATAGCCGCTTCGTAAACTCCAGCAACTTTAGCCGCTTCTGCAAGCGCACCCGTGGCAACCGCGGTCTGTTTTTCTTGATATGTTAAAGCGTTGGCTGACTTTCCAATACTTCTAGCAAATGTCTCGTACATTTGTCCAGCAGATTTTTGAATACCAACTGATTTAAGAACTTCGCTTCGACCTGTAATAACGGCGTGTGTGAGCATATTAAATGTTTCGGTTGAGTTCTTACCAGATACAACTGCTAGGTCCTGAGCCGCTCTTGCCAACTGAGAGGCATAGGCTAAATCTAAATTGTTCTGGGCGAACTTAATGGCTGATTGCTGGGCAATCTCCATTTCAATACCCATATCTTTTGTGGCTATCGCCGCATCTCTAATTGCTTGATAGCCCATACCCGTTGCTTTTCCAACGGCGTTCATGGAAACATCCAACTCGTCTACGCGAGCCGCTGCCATAAATGCCTGAGTACCAAAAGCAATCATCGTTGCGGTTGCAGCACCCGCCGCAATTCCGATACCCAAGACCGCACCGCGAAGGCGTGAACTGCCTTCAGAGAAAGAATTCATGGACTGGGTAGCCTGTTGCATACCCTTGGTGAACTGTGCTGTTTCAGCGGTTAGCCGAGCGCGAACTTCCATGGTTGGAGTTTCTGCCATTATCGCCTCGCTTTCGCTCTACGCTCTGCCTTCTCTTGCTCTTTTGCCTTGAGAGTCCAAAGCGCAGTCCACTCAGTTAATTCCATACTTGTAAGGGGGCGGTGTGCTGGACTCCCGTAAAGAAGTTCAGCCACCGACCTACCCAACTTTTCTGCTAATTCGAAAAGAAATCTACGCTCAGGATTCTTTAGGAAATCGTGCCTGTGCTTCGTCTACCGCCTCCGCTGTAAGACCAGATGAGCCAAGTGCCTTTGTAGCAAGGCGCTCAACTACTGCGCCATTCTTAGAAAGGATGGACTCTTTATCTTGGTCAGTAAAGACTGGTAAACCTGTTGCTGGGTCATAGACAGTTGCGATAACTGTCATGGCGTACATAAGACCGACATCTGTTTTGTCGCCCTTAGATGCGCCCTCACCCAACTTGGCGCGTTCCGCCGCTGTCATGGAGCGAATTTCTACTGTCACTCCCCACTCTGGAACTTCTACAAGTTCCTTTGTGATGTCATTGGCACTAAAGATTGTTTCTTTGAGACTCATTTATTTCTCCTTGGACACTAGGTTGGTCACGACTTATTAAGTTGTACTGCTATTGAATTATGCTCCGAATGTACCGCGGGTTACCGCGCCTGTTACTTGGAATTCTGCTGAGTATGTCACGACATCGCCAACAGCGCCAGACTTCTCGTAAGAAGTCATAATGCACTCACCTGTGTACTTGACCTGACCGTTTGTTGTACCTTCTGGACCGTACTCAAATGAAAGTGTTGCCGCTTGTCCTAAGACAGCCGCTAGGTGAGTATCAACTGTTGCATCAAAGTTTCCTGATACTGAAACGGTTGAATCTGACAGACCGACAATGTAGGTCTTTGCGCTTGAACCGAATGAAGTTGTTTCAGCGGTCTCAACTGTCTGAGGGAATGAAACATCTGTAAGTGTGTCTGAAATGTTGGTAAGTGTGCCAGCCGCATTGTCTACCTTGAATGAGGTGGACTTACCATGACGAAATGTAGGCATTTATTATCTCCTTGAAAAAGCCACGATTG